CTGCCGCAAATAAACGCATCACAAAGGCTCTGGGTGATGAATATGCGAAAAACTGCATGGAGCTATGTGTAAATGCTGCCAATACCTCAATCGGTTGGGTGCATTACTGGCAGGGCGATAGTGGTTTTGAATGGGCGGTTGTTCCATCAGAACAGGTCATCCCGGTATTTGACCGGAGTTTAAAGCGTAGGCTGATCGGAGCCATGCGGGTATATCCGGACATCGACGATGCAACTGGAGACAATTATACCGTGTATGAATACTGGACGGATACAGAGTGCCAGGCATTCCGGCGAAGGGTGGGCGAGACACTTGATCTGCTGACATACTATGAAATGTTTACTGATCCTGCTACCAGTGACATGACCGCCGATTATCGCCATGATTTTTGGGAAGTGCCATTTATTCCATTTTACAACAACAATATACATACAGATGATCTGCGAAACATTAAACCGCTGATAGACGTATATGATAAGGTCTACAGCGGTTTTATTAATGATCTGGACGATATACAGGAACTGATTTTTGTGCTGTCCGGATATGGAGGACAGGATCTAAATGAGTTCCTTTCAGATTTAAAAAAGTATAAGGCAATAAAAATTGAAAGTGACGAAGATGGATCAGTGTCAACACTTAACATCGAGATCCCAATCGAAGCCCGGAACAGTGTACTGGAAGCCACCAGAAAGGCAATCTTTGAACAGGGGCAGGGATTTGATCCACAGCCAGAGAACTTCGGGAACCAGTCGGGGGAAGCACTGAAATTTATGTATTCGCTTCTGGAGATGAAAACCGGACTGATGGAGACGGAATTTAAACTTGGATTTGCACGGCTCATCCGGGCAATCTGTAAATCCCTTAACATTCCGTGTGGCTCGATCATCCAGACATGGACACGTACCCGTATCAAGAATGATACGGAACAGGCACAGATATGCAGGGATTCGGTTGGCATTGTCAGCAAAAAGACGATTCTGAAAAATCATCCGTTGGTAGAAGATGCTGACGAGGAATTGAAGCAGATAGAAAAAGAAGAGAAAGAGGCACAGGAGAAAGCAGATACTTACGTTGGTGCTTTTAATGCAAAGGGAAAGGAGACAGGCAGTGGGACGGACAGTGATGATTCTGGGAACGGAGTATCGGATAGAGATACACAAGTGGTCAGAGGACAGTGAATTAAGTATAAATTCATGGGCTGGTTATTGTTGTTGCGACCTTCCACTGATTGTTATTGCAGGTTTGGATGATGAAGAACATTTTCACTTTAATAACGAAGAGGAAAAGGATGTTTATTTCAAGAGCAGTCTGCGCCATGAGATTATTCATGCGTTTTTGAATGAAAGCGGCTTGAAAGATAACTTTGAGCACGTTCCGCGTATGGGACATGAGGAAACAATGGTTGATTGGATTGCAAATCAGTTTCCGAAAATTGCAGCCGTATACGAGGAACTTGGGATTTTGTGAAATGAGGTGATTGCATGGCTGAACGGACAAGTGCATACTGGCAGGAACGATTCAAACAGATGGAAAAGGCGCAGCATGATACCTCTGTTCAGAAAGTGCAGGAGATCCAGGAACAATTTGACCGGTCGCTTGCCACAATCAACGGAAAGATCAATGCATGGTATCAACGCCTGGCAGATAACAACGGCATTTCCATGCAGGAAGCGCGAAAACTGCTTAATGCACGCGAATTGAAGGAATTTCAGTGGAATGTGGATGATTACATCAAATATGGCAAAGAAAACAAGATCAACGGAGCGTGGAAAAAAGAACTTGAAAACGCGTCTGCGAGGGTGCATATCGGCAGACTGGAAGCCTTAAAGATTGAAATACAGCAGGAGGCAGAAAAACTGTATGGAAACTGTATTGACGAGATAGATCAGCATATCAGGAATACATATACCTCTGATTTCTATCACACAGCATATGAAATTCAAAAAGGCGTCGGTGTGGGTACAACGATTAACCGGCTGGATCCACGAATTGTCGAGATGATCGTGTGCAAACCGTGGGCGGTAGATGGAAAGAACTTTTCAGATCGCCTGTGGGAGAATAAGACAAAGCTGATCAATAATTTACACAACAGCCTGTCGCGTATGTGCATTACCGGGGAAGCGCCGGATCGGGCCATAGCAGAGATATCAAAGCAGATGAAGGTATCAAGAGCACAGGCGGGCAGAGTGGTCATGACGGAATCGGCAGCAGTTGCAAATAAGGCACGACAGGACTGCATGAAAGAACTGGATGTAGAGCAGTTTGAGGTTGTAGAGACATTAGACAGCCATACATGTGAGTTTTGCGGTCCTATGGACGGTAAGCATTTCCTGATGTCAGAGTTTCAGATCGGTGTGACTGCACCGCCGTTCCATCCGAACTGCCGCGGATGCACATGTCCATATTTTGGAGATGAATTTGACAGGGTGGGAGAACGTGCCGCCAGAGGAGAGGATGGAAAGACCTATTATGTACCGGCAGATACGACGTATGAGGAGTGGAAGAAGTCATTTGTGGATGGCGACACAGAAGCAAGAGATAGACTTGGTCTTATTACAAATAATAATAAAGCAGATCCAAGGTATTACGAATTTAAAGGAAAAGACTTAAAAACAGTCGAACAGGAAATAATTCAGAATGATTATGAAACAGCTGTTATATTTGACAAAGGAAAAGCAATCAACTGCCAGCTTGGTAATGAAGACACTATAAAATTTACAAAGCATCAGTTAAAGTTGATGAAAGGAAACGATGTTACTCACAATCATCCTTTGAGTACACCACCATCGCCGGAAGATCTATATCTGTTAGTTGATCATAAAGCCAGAAGTTTTAGAACCTGTGGGAAAAATGGTACATATGTGTTAGAATATAATGAAAATATGCAGTACCTTCCGCCAATGGATCAATTTAGTGACGATTATAACAGACTGTTATATCAGTTAAAACCTAAAATAATTGAACGATATTACAATGGGTATAATGAACGGGAAGTGCTTGTAAAACTGGGCGAAGAAATTTGGAATGAATTATACAAATTATATGGAGTAAAGCCTAGATTCGAGAGGAGATGAATCGAATGTTACAAGAAATAGATAGATATCAATTGAAAACTTTATTTCCTATTTGCCAAGACTGTAATAAAATTAAGTTTGATGGAGTTCCGTATTCGTGCAAAGCATATCCAAAGAAAAACGGAATACCACCGGAAATATGGAATGGAAAAAATAAAAAATGTCCATATTTTGAGAAAAAAACAGATTGAACGTTAAAAGGAGCAATGCAATGGCAAAAGATGATTATTTTGTAATCGCATACAGAATCATGGCATATTTGTATGCGTGCTTAAAGGCTGGGGAACAGCCGGATTTTAATATCATTCGTGCAGATGCTTTAGATATCAGCAAGAATTACTGGGAATACATCATAAGGCATCTTTATGAGGATGGATATATCGAGGGTGTTTCATTAATTCGCATGACAGGAAGAAACACACCGGGAATCAAGCTGAATATGGACTTTATGATCACACCATTGGGAATTGATTTCCTTCAAAACAACTCAGCTATGAGCAAGGCAAAGGATTTTTTAAAAACTTTGAAAGAAACGATACCAGGATTGTAGCAAATACGATTGGAGGAATAAATGTGACAACAATCATAAAGACACTAAATATCCAGAATGCATCATTAAGTGTGATCACAGCAGGCAGACGACTCCCGCTTGCACAGTTTACTGGTAAAATCGAGATCACAGAACATCAGAGCATGACGCCTGTCCTCGGCAGAATGTGCAAAGGTGAAAAGAAAATCTATGCATCATTTATTTTATGCCAGGATATTGAATATCAGACAGATGATGAATTTCATACCGGAAAAGTATATGAGGCAGTCGGGGATGTGCAGGGTGAGCACTCCTGTGAGAGGCTTATTTTTTCAGGACTTCGGTTTGAAGATATGGATCCTATGAATGGAACTGTAACACTTGAAGTGACCGATCTGGAACTGATCCGGAAAATGCTTGGAATGTAAAATTACAGATACCACCAGTCAGAAATGACATGGTGGTATTTTTATACACTAAAATCAAAAGTTGCACCGGTGCAACCACATAACACAAAACGATGGAAACAGGATTGTAAGTAGCAGTCCTGTTTTTATATTGTCCGAAAAGCCTTAAGACATGAAAACTGCCGGCAGAATCCCGTATCAGGGAAATAATGATAAGCGTGGCTGCAAATAAAGCCAGAAAGGAAGTAACCCATGAAGTTAGAGGAATTGTTAGAAGAAGAACTGTATAAGCAGGTTAAAGAGAAGATTGATGCTGCAAATGCGAACGAACCGGACAAACTGAAGCATATCAGGTATGCAGATCTGTCAGAAGGCGAGTATGTCAGCAAAGGAAAATATGACACCGCTGTGGCAGAAAAAGAGAATCTTGCCGGTCAGGTCAAAACACTTAATACTACGATCAATGATCTGAAAAAGAACAACGCAGACAACGAGGCATTGCAGAACACTATCACTGACCTGCAGACGAAGCTGAAAGATCAGCAGACAGCCAACGAGCAGATCTCAAAGACCTATGCGTTAAAAGATTCCCTCACAAAACAGGGCGTCCTTGATCCGGATTACCTGATCTACAAAGCCGGAGGACTGGACAAGTTCACTTTTGACAAAGAAGGAAAACCAGTCGGCGTAGAGGATGCCGTAAAACCGTACAAGGAAGATAAGACAATGGCGCATCTGTTCAAACAGGAGCAGCCAAAACCGCCGTATCATCCACAGGGCGGCACCGGTGGCGCGGGAACTGCAAACCCATTTGCAAAAGAGACGTTTAATCTGACCAAACAGGGCGAACTTTTAAAATCCAACCCGGAGCAGGCGAAAGCGATGGCAGCCGCCGCAGGGGTAACCATTTAGAAAGAGAGGTAACTATTTATGGCAATTACAAAAATTGCAGACGTGATCGTACCGGAACTTTTTAACCGGTATGTAATCAACAGAACTATGGAGCTGTCCGCGTTTTTCCAGAGCGGGATCGTGGTAAACAGCCCGGAATTTGATGCACTGGCATCCGAGGCGGCGAGAACACACAATATGCCGTTCTTTGAGGATTTACAGGGAGAATCCGAACCGACACTGGAAGATGTAAAGATGACACCGGCAAAGATCGGTTCTAACAAAGATGTATCTACCACAATTCTCCGTCAGAAAATGTGGGCTGCCACAAATCTTTCTGCAGCATTAGCAGGTGCAGACCCGATGAAAGCAATCGGTGATCTGGTGGCACAGTACTGGGCGCGCGATATGCAGAAGGAATTGATTGCGATTCTTGCGGGCGTATTTGGAACCACCACGGCAGATCCAAGCGGAACACCGAAAGCGGAGACCAGAATGGCAGATCATATTCTTGATCTGACTACAGGAAAAGCAGAGGCTGCAAAGCAGATTAGCGCATCTGCATTTATCGATGCATGTCAGATGCTTGGAGATGCACAGTCGCAGCTTACCGGTGTGGCAATGCACTCTGCTACAAAATCTTATCTGAAAAAGCTGAACCTGATCGAGACAGAGCGTGATTCTACAGATGTTGAGTTTGACACCTATCAGGGCAGACGTGTGACCGTAGATGATGGATGCCCGGTTGCTGATAATGTATACACAACATACCTTTTCGGTAATGGAGCAGTTGCTTACGGCAATGGTTCTCCGGTCGGTCATGTTGCTACTGAGGTGGACCGTGACAAGCAGACTGGCGGCGGTGTGGATTATCTGATCAACCGTAAAGCGTTTATCCTGCATCCGAGAGGAATCGCGTACACCGGGACAAAACGTGAGCATGTGGAGACTCCGACGAGGGCAGAACTTGCAATGGCAGAGAACTGGAATCCGG